AGGTTGCGTCAAACACTCTCAGAAGCCTTGCCAACATCATGCTGAAGTTTGGTCTTCAAACGTTCCTTGGCGGTCTTGGCGGAGGTGACCCCAGCAGCATTTTCACCAAGCTCTTTGGCGGAGGCAGGGCCAGCGGTGGCAGCGTCAGCTCAAGCAAGTCTTATCTTGTCGGTGAGCGTGGCCCTGAACTGTTTACTCCAGGGCGCAGCGGCAGCATCGCGCCAAACGGCGCAATGGGTGGTGTCAACGTTGGCACGATCAATATTACCGTTGAGAACACTGGTGAACAGTTGAATCCAGCGGCACAAAAGCAGCTTGCCGGTCAGGTTCAAGGTATCGTGTTATCAACGTTGGCCAATGAGCGCCGCAGTGGAGGAATGCTCTGATGGCATACATCCAGTTCAATGACATACCGCTTGATCCATCGCTTACGCAAGAGCGTTCACAGCGTGTTCAGCGTGCTCAATTTGGCGACGGTTATAGCCAAGTGTTGACTGATGGCTTAAATGCAGAGCAGGAGACATGGCAGTGTCAAACACCGCCTTTGACCTATCCAGAGATCAACTCTATTGAAAGCTTTTTCTTGGAGCAGAAGGGGCAAGCAATTTCTTGGATTCCACCGTTTAGCACTAAAACGTTTTCCAAGCCGTTTGCAAGCGGCAAGCTAAATCTTGGTTACACAAATTTAAGCGCGTTGACGTTGACTGGTTTTACGAGACCAGCCAACTACACGGCAAACCTTGTGACCGGTGTCCTGACATCTGCCACTGGCGCATCAGGTATTTCTAATGGAACGGCAATTCCAATCTCGTTAACGCTTGCAGCTAAGAATTTTCTATTGTCTGATGGCTGGACAATTAACACTTTAAGTTCGGCTTATGCTCGCTTGTCGTTTAGCTTGACGAGGGTTTATGTATGACACAATCGCCTCCTAACGCTGAAGTTTTTAAGCCACAGCTGCCGCAGATCATTGATCTGTTTACGCTCGACATCACACCGATCCTTCCAACTGGTTCGTCAGATCAAGCGATTTACAGGTTTGCAAATTGGTCACAAGTTAATGGCGCTGATGTTGTATACCAAACGAACACTTATACAGCGTTGCCTCTAGAGGCATCAGGCTTTGAGCTAAACACCAAAGGGCAGCTAGCGCGTCCAAGCTTGACATTTGCGAACGTAGGTCTTGGCATTACTGCGTTGACAAATACTTACGAAGATCTTGTTGGCGCAACGGTCCAAAGGATTCGCACTCTTACTACCTATCTCGACGGTGCTGAAGCTGCTGATCCAAACGCTTTCTGGGGACCAGACGAATGGGTCGTTGAGCAAAAAAGCAGTGAAAACAAGCTGGCAGTATCTTTTCAGCTAACAATTCCGTTTGATCTTGAGGGGCGTTCATTGCCTGGTCGCAGGTTATTGCGTGAGCAATGTCAGTGGAGATATAAAAGCAATATAGGTTGTCATTATGACGGGAGTGCTTTTTTCAACGCTAATGATCAAAGCGTTGTTAGTAGTGGAGATGATGTCTGCGGTAAACGTTTAACCAGTTGTCAACTAAGGTTTGGCAGTACGTCAAGGCTGCCGTTTGGCGGCTTTCCTGGTCTTACGGACGCAATGGGTTAAACGATGCTTTCTCAGTACAGCAATCCAATCACAAGCGAACAGCAAGCAAGCATTCGCGCTTATGCAGAAGCCGCTCATCCTGTTGAGGCTTGTGGCTTTGTCCTTACTAATGGAACGGTTGTTGAATGCACCAACACCGCAACACAGCCTGACACGTTTGTGATCAGTGCGAAAGAGACTGCTTTGTACTTAGATGATGCTGTTGCTTCGTGGCATAGCCATGCAGATTACGCAAGCGTGAGCTTTGCGGACATCAATGCTTCTAAAGCGTTGAATCTGCCTTATGTAGTTTTCAACTGTGCCGGTGCAGAGTTTTACTACTTTGATCCGCGCCAGTCAGCAGGTTTGGTGGGGCGTCCGTGGATGTATGGCGGTTATGACTGCTATTCGGCTGTGCGTGATTGGTATTCGCAAGAGATGGGCGTCGAGATGGCTGATTATGAGCGTTTGTACGAAGGCGAATGGGTGCAGCGAGGTTTCACGCATTTTGAGGATAACTTCGCGGCTGAAGGTTTTATCAGGATCCCTATGACGGTTGATCTGGAACGTGGGGATGTGTTGTTGTTTCGGATCAGGAATGACCACACCTGTAATCACGTTGCAGTCCTTGAGGATGTAGGGGCCAACCGGATTTATCAGCACTTGGTTGACAGGGAATCAGCGATAATGGCTTACAGCGGCTATTTCCGCGATAATACGTTCATGGTTCTGAGGCGCAACGGCTAATGGTTACCATCCGGTTACTAGGCGAAGCTGGCCGTCGTTATGGGCGTAGGTTTCAGCTTGCTGTAAAGACACCTGCCGAAGCCGTGAGGGCATTGTGTTTGCAGATTCCTGGCCTTAGGCAGTATCTGCTGGAGTCAGGCGAAAAGGGGATTGCCTGGCGCGTTGTGACTGATCACGCGGAAGGGCTTGACGAAGATCAGATGTTGTGGCCGATGAGCAAGAGGTTGGTGCTGGCTCCGTTACCTGCTGGCCGTGGTGGAGTGGGCAAGATTATCGCTGGTGTGGCGTTGGTTGCGCTTGCCATACTTGTGCTTCCTGGGGCGCTGATTGGTGTGGGGGCTCTTGGCACTATTGGGCTAACGGCTTTTGCTGCTCCAGTTGGCGCAATCGGCCTTTCGTTGATCTTTGGCGGCGTAGCAGAGCTATTAACGCCAACGCCGAAGATGCCCAGTGTCAAAGGGATTGGCGGCGCTAGCTCTTCAGGTCGTGATAGGGACGAACAGCTAAACAGCTTTGCTTTTGATAAGTCGAACGCGAATACAGTGCAGGGAGACGTGGTTCCTGTTCTCTACGGCGAACGCATCATTGGTGCGCTTCCAGTTTTGAGCTTTGGCCTTGAATTGCAAAACTATCTGTGATGGACGATCAAACCCAAGCGAATGAGATAGAAGTCAGCGGTGCTGGCGGCGGTGGGGGCGGCAAGGCTCCAAAGACAGTTGTTCAGCAAACCATTGTTCAGCCTAAAGCTAGGCAGTCAGTAATTGAAGATAATAATTTATTTTCAGTTGCGTTTGCGAAAACAGTTTATGCGCTAAGCGAAGGTGTTCTCGAAGGTTTTCCAAACGGAATAAAAAAAGACGTTTATCTTGATGGCGTTCCAGTTCAAAACTCTAATGGAACGAACAATTTTGATGGGTTTACTCTTAAATCAAGGTTAGGTGAAGACGAGACGCAAACGCCTATTAGCGGGTTTAGCACAATTGAAAACACTGTTGGCGTCAACGTAAACGTCACTCGTGCTACTTCAGTTACTAGAGCAATTACGGACACAGACACCGAGCGTTGCAGGGTGATTATTGCTGTTCCTGCCTTGCAGGCTCAAAACGAAAAAAACGGTGATATTTCCGGCACAAGCGTTAAGTTTAGGATTCATGTCAATTCAAACGGTGGCAGTTTCACGACTATTTCTTCGCCCACTATTAGAGGAAAATCAAATAGCGAATTTCAAAGAGCTTATGAATTTGCATTACCTGGAAGTGGGCCTTGGAACGTAAGAGTCACAAGGCTGACATCTGACAGCACCAGCAGCTTTATTCAAAACACAATTAATTGGCAAAGCTTTGTCGAGATTATTGATGAAAAATTTGCCTATCCAAACACTGGTCTTGTTGCATTAAAGGTTGACGCAAGGCAGTTCAACACGATTCCTGATGTCTCGGTAAAACTTCGCGGCAAGCGTGTTCAAGTTCCTGCGAACTATAACGCCGCAACTCGTACCTATACGGGGTTATGGGACGGAACGTTCCAGATGGCATGGACCGATAACCCTGCCTGGATCTTCCGTGACATCGTTCTAAACGAACGTTTTGGCGTCAGACGCTATGTCAGTTCTATTGCTATTGACCCTTGGTATCTTTACACCGTTTCTCAGTACTGTGATGAGCTTGTCCCTAACGGCAATGGTGGAACGGAACCTCGCTTTACTTGCAATGTTTATTTGCAGAATCCAGGTTCAGTTTATCAAGTGCTTAATTCGCTTGCTTCCTGTTTTAGAGGTTTGCTTTATTACAGCGAAGGTGAGCTGTATTTAACGCAAGACCGGGAGCAAGACGTTGTTCAGCAATTTAGCGAGGCCAATGTTATTCAAGATGTAGCAGAAAACGGAGAAGTTTCTTCACCGTGTTTTAGCTATACGGGTTCAGCTAGGTCAGCACGCAAAACCGTAGTTTTAGCAAACTGGGATGATCCAGCTCAAGTTTATTCAAGCGTTACAGAGTATCAGCAGGATGATGAGCTGCTAGACAAGTTTGGGTATAACCCTGTTGATCTTCGCTTAATTGGCGTTACGTCTCGCGGTCAAGCTTTACGCGCTGCCAAGCATACGCTTTTCAGTGACAGGTATGAAACAGAAAAGGTTAGTTTCCGTGTTGGAGCAGAGGGTATTGCCGCTGGTGTTGGTGAGATCATCAAAATTGCTGACCCGTTAAAGCAAGGTCAACGTTTAGGCGGTCGCATTGTAGCTGTTGACGGAAACTTTATTACTGTTGATGCAGTACTAACGCTATCAGCCGGAACGGCTTACACGCTGACTGTTGTGATCCCTGGAGGGGATACAGTTACTAACCCCGATAACTCAATCAAGGTAAGTCCAAAGCTAGAAGTTTTGACTGTTGTTAGTTCCGCTAACAGTGGTTTTCAGATTGCCGAAGGAAACCTTCTTGCTCAAGATTCCGACGAAATTTTAACGCAAGCCAGTGACAACTTAATTGCCCGATACGTT